TCTTGAGACCTATAATAGTACTCAATAAACTTATTAAACAGTGGGTAATCTGTCTTTAGAAACTCAGGAGACTGAGAAGCAATCGACTGGGAAACTTTATTAATATTCATCTAACTTTAGAAGCAACTAGAATCGTTGATTAAACCAGGATTTGATATAGTAGGAATATCAAGAACAGCAGGTGTTACATTGAAATCGGTTGGTGTCAAACTATTTAGTGGGACTGTGGGAGGTACAGTAGTTCCAACAGGAGCAACAGTAACCGATGGATTAACTATATTGATAATAGTTCCAGGAGTTGTTGCTGGAATTGTTGAATTGTTGGCAGGAATAAATTGAACTGGAATTTGAAGATCTGTTGGTAACAGTGTACTATCAGCAACTTCACCAATTCCAGTTACATCATCAGTAATAGTTACTGCACCAGCAACAAAAATTCCCCCTCCAGCATTGATAACATTAACTGGACCAAAGCAAATTTGACCAGTTTCATAATTTACTATTCCTGCAGCATCACTGGTATAAATTTTACGAATACCAGTATTATAGAATGTTCTCAAGTTTCCATAACCATCATCCTCAAACTGTTGATCAACACCAGGTCTATCAGCAGTTCTAAATGTGCCAGATAGGATTACAGGTTCTTTTTTACAAGTTCCATCACCATCATCATCTCTACTAGGAGCACTATCATACAAATTACCTCCTGTAGAAACACAATATGTGTTTGTTTGATCTGTATCTGGTTTTATATACTTTAAGATAGTTGTTTGAAGTGAAGTATCAGTAACACACTTATTAGAAAGTGTAATTGCCTTCTCAAGTTGTTGTGCTCTAAAAGTTGAGTTAAAATTATTAATTTGTGTCTGTATTCCCCAATCAGTAATTGCTTTACTAATATCGGTTTCAATTTCACTAGCATTTGATCCACAACCAGTATCATATAGTGTAAATACGTTTACATTAATATACACATCATCAGGATCAGTTACAATAGGATCAATAGATGCCATTGCATATGGTCTCAAATCAGCAGCAATTTGCTTCTTAGTTGCATCATTAAGATTTGATCCTGTTTTTGTTTTAATAACAACAAAAACTTTTCCATATACAGGAGGATTCAATGCATCTCCACCATAAGCAACTACAGAATCTGCATTATCATAAATCTTTTTAGTAATGATTGCATAATCCTGAGCAGTTACTGCTCTATATTGAGCAGAATAATATCTTGGTGCATTATACTTAATCGATTCAACACTCTCTGCCCCATCTCCCTGTTGAGATTTTTGCTTAGTAACTATGTTAACACTAGCAGTAGGATACACTTTACCAGTACTATCTTCTACTTTTCCAATAAAACTAAAAGTACCAACTTGATTACCATCAGGTCCTGATGTAACCAAATACTCAAGATCGACAACCTCTCCGTCTTTTACTGCTCTACCAACACTATCATCACCAAATCTTATCTCATACCTCATATCCTCGGTCTCAGACAAGAAATATGAACGAGTTGTGGGTGTTACTGTAGCAACGGTTTCTGCACGACTATAGAGGTCATACTGAGTGGATGATTCGTTTGGTCTTATTTTTACAACTAATGTTGAAATATCAGCATCCTCTGAAGGAATTTTATATGATTGCTTTGCAAATGTATTAACAATATATGAGAAAGTAACCAAAGACCCTTCATATATGGTAACTTTATCAAGTATAGCCTCACCTGTAGTTTGATTTACACTAACTGTAATATCATTTAAAATATTCCAAAGATATGCACCACCTGATGCTACAGCACCCTTTTTCAAAGTAACTGACGTTGGATATGACCCATTTGTTTGATCCGTTGTTAAATTCAGTTTTAAACAAGATTTAGATGCACTAATAGATCTAGGCACATAATTCAATAACTTAGCAATATTAACAACATTATCCCGTACTGTAGCAGAAGGCAAAAATGCCTCATTCATTGCCATATTTGCATTAAAAGCGGTATAATACGTGTTATATGCTAATAGATCAATTAAATACGACAATGATGATCCATCAAAATCATAATCAGTAAACTCATTACGAGTTCTTAAATATGACTTTATTGAAGATTTTACATCTTCGAAATCTAATGCTGTTAGGTTATTTGGTTGCATTACTCTGGTCTCTGTAAAACAAATTCTATTGTTTCAACAATGGGTAAACCAACTATTTTATATTCAAGTGATACATTTAATTTATTTCCCTCATTGATTGGAGTAACCTCTACATTCGTAAGTTTTACTCTTGGTTCATATTGATTGATTGTCGTCCTTATTTCTTCCGCAATAGTATCTGCAGTAAATGCATCTAGCGGTTCAAATAAAAGTCTGTTTACGGACGAACCGACTAACGGTTGAAACGGTTTTTCTCCAGGAGAGGTCAAAATTATGTTTTTGACTGCTTGTTTAATGGAGTTATCATTATGTACGACAGAAAGATCGTCAGTGAAAGGATTTCTAGCAAAATTAACCGAGAAGTCTTTAAAACTTCTCGATCTTTTTAAGTCAGAACCCCCTATTTTTTTTAAAGCCATCTCCCTATCAGGACTTTATACAATTATATTTATCGTCCTTGTCCACGATAACGCTTTTTTGCTCCATTTCTGCTTGTAGCAGAGTATTTTGAGTGCTTTCCTCTTCCTTGTCTAGTCTTCTTTGGGATTGCCTCTACATAAGAGCCACCTAAAAGACTTTGCTTCATTTTTGCCATAATTAACCTCTAGTACAACCTAAAAAAACGTTTTTGCTGCATCCAGTTACTACTGAATTGCATGGATATGCCACAGTGTCATAACCAAAGGGATCTCCAAATACACCTGCTCTTCTTCCGTTAATAAAAACAGTTTTGATAGTAGCTTGATGTTGACGAGCGTGACCTTTAGCACTTTCACGACCACCTTCGATACCAACTGTACACCAATAAGCAGGATTAGTAGTACAACCTGGTGGGCATTTTTTTGGAATTCCAGTATAACATGCCTGATGTGTAACAGGTGTTGGATGTGGAATTAATTCATCTTGATCGATAATAGGAATAATTCTATTAATTAGAACATTTCTTACTATCGGTGATAAAGGAGTCTGTGGCGTTGGTGGCCATAAAGTCGTGGAATCCATGAGTTTTACAGGTTTCATCACGATCTTTGGATCCTTCGGTGGTTTTATACAACCAGGAAGAGTACCTCCTCCTAGTCCTGGATGGTGAGTTGATCCACATCCTGTTCCGTGTCCACTGCAAGTTCCCATGAACAGTGCAGCTGCACCCATACTTATTGGTCTTGCTGCTAATGGCATTCTATTGTCCTCCCTTTTTATTCATCATATGGATTACCATATGCCGCTGCTGCCCGTACCACCGTATTAGCATCTCTAGTAAGATTATGCCAGATCGACATTTCCCCACTTGCTGTCCAAGGTTGACAACCTGGTCCTCTTACAAGATTTCCAAAAGAGAATATATGCACTTCTTGAGTAGTTGTACCATCACCATTATTAATTACACCAGTATCTGTGTTTGGTGTTGCTGTTGGTTGATTACATACAAAATGTGATTTACCAATATTAACAGGTGTACAACCTAAAGTTACTGTCAACTTTTGAAGTTTTTGAGGATCGGGGCGGTACTGCCGCATAAGGTATTTAGTATAAGTTGACGCATGTGGTAATTCTGTAAAACTACCTACATTAGTCTGTACCTTAGATTCGTCAAAATTAACAAATTCAGGATATACTTGTTGAGTAATATCGTCAATATTTTTTAAAACCGTTTCTTGTTCTTTTTTCTTATGGTCTATAATTTCTTGCTTATATTCTTCATCGATTGGAGTATTTTTTAGAAAATCCGTGTCATATTCTGGTATAATACGTGTTTTTAATGGATCTGTTTGAAATGTTTGTAATTTACGTTGACTACGTTGATGTACACGGTCTCTTTCAGGATCCATTTTAATTTGCATAGGAGCATTTTTAAAAATATTGTCGGTTTCTGCAGGAACTTCAGCGTAAGAGTCCTCAATTGACTTTAAATCATCCGCAGATGCACTTATATCGCCCTCTGGAAGGGTTTTTAACATATTATGATACTCATCAACCAAATCATCTCTTTTTGCTTCATTCTTAGTGACCTCAATTGTCTCTTCATTCGCATTAACAATGACTAATTGTGGTCTTATTTTTGCAGAATATCCCTTTCCTGGTTTAAGAATGTCAACAGAAGTTAATGATCCACCACTAAAATTGCCTTTTATTTGTGCTGTTAGATTATTTCCACCAGAATCTGAAACAACTTCCAAATCAGTACCATTATCTTTTGTAACAACCTCAAATTTAAGGTTACTATCAGTGGTTGTAAGAACAAAATCTGGGTTTCCGTCATCTGTAGACTTATTTGGTATGAAATTACCG